ATGGCAATAACAACAAATGCAATCTGTGATTCTTTTAAAAAAGAATTACTACAAGGAAAGCATGACTTTGATACATCTTCTGACACATACAAGTTAGCGATGTTTACAAGTTCTGCAACTTTAGGTAAATCAACAACTAACTACACAACACCTAATGAAGTGACATCACCAAATTATACAGCTGGTGGTGGAACTCTTGTAAACCAAGGTGTTAAAGTTTCATCATCTGTAGCTATTACAGACTTTGCTGATTTATCTTTTCAAAACGTAACTCTTACTGCAAGAGGAGCTTTAATCTACAACACAACAACTGATGG